TCAGTGGATGATTGCCAAAGGCTACGCCACCGGCCACGGGGACACGGTTGAAGACCTGCTCAAAGAGTTGGAGTGGCAAGTGCGTGAGTCTGAGCGCGAGGCGTGTGCGAAGGTGTGTGAGGACAAATACACTTTGTTGGCTTGGCCGACATACGCCGTCGCCATCCGAGCAAGGGGGCGGGAATGAAAGACGACACCATTAAAAACTTTATGCCGATTGGAAGCCTTGAGTTGAAGCTGGCTGTGGCAAGGGCGGAGGGTTACACAATCCGAGAGATCAAGACAAGGCATCACCACGTTGTTGATGGGGTAGTTGTTACGTCGGTGGACGAGAGCAAGCCGACATACTATTTCTTCAACGACCGACCGCTGCCTGCGCTTGACCCATACCGCATTGCGATGGAGTTTTATTTGAAGGAGAAAAATCATGGATAAAGACACAGGTGGGCCAGCGTTTCCAACCACTAACCATCACGGGCACAAACTAGAAGGCATGTCCCTGCGCGACTACTTCGCGGGCAAGGCGATGCAGGCGTTGATTCAAACCCCGCCAAACAAATGGCCCGAGGACATGATTGGTAGGAGTATCAGCGTGTGCGCCTACGAGATGGCTGACTCTATGCTGAATGCAAGGGGGCAGTCATGAAAGAAGACATAGCAAAGATGCTGCGTCAGGCAGCGGAATACGCCGACACTCACACAAAAGATATGGAGCCAAACGATGATGAGTGGTCTGCGCTAAGAGACAAACGCTTTGCCGAACTTGTTCGTGCTGATGAGCGCGAGGCGTGTGCGAAGGTGTGTGAGGACAAATACACTTTGTTGGCTTGGCCGACATACGCCGTCGCCATCCGAGCAAGGGGGCAGGCATGAAACGCGATCTGTATGACTTCATCACACCACCAGATACACCCAAGGAAGCACACACAACCATGTACTACTTCCCGCACCAACAAAAGAGTGGTCTGGGCCTTCAGCCAACTGGGCCTGCGTTCAGAGAACTTCCATGCATGGTGGTTCACTACGACAAAGCAGGCAACCTGCTGTTTACACGGTTCATCTTTAAAGATGGCACATGGAGGGATGAGAAATGAAAGAAGACATCATCCGCATGGCGCGGGAAGTTAGCGGGTCGATGCTACATAGTGGAGAGTTTGCGCTTTTTGGAAACCACCAGATCGAGCGTTTTGCCGCCCTTGTCGCTGCACGTTGCGCAGAGATTGCCTACGAAGCCGAGCCGTGGCATTCTGCTGATCTGATCCGCGAAGCATTTGGGGTGGAGAAATGAACGACATCCATTCCTGCCACTTTGGGTGTCAACGTCCTGCCTGTGTGCTGGCTCAGCGGGATCAGCTGTGGGCACTTGTCCGACCCATCTACGATGCTATGTGTAAGCTCGACCCCAAACACCGATGGACGTTCGACTACACGATACAACGCGCCGCAGAGGAACTCAATAAACTCGCGGTAGCAGCAGCGACATGTCCACCGTGCAACAACAACTGCAACCAAGGTCGGGACTGCCCCGCGATTAAATGAAATGCCCACTGTGCGGAGCCCCAAGTGATGTCAAACAAACCAAATCAATCGACGGTGCCCCCATCAGACGCCGCATCTGTTTCAACGAGCACAGCTTCAACACCAAAGAGGTTGCGATCACAACGCCGAAACCAAAGCGCTTGACAAAGACAAGCCAGCGAGCGATCATCTGATGCACGTACTAAGGAGTATTGCATGAGTCTTGTTTGGTCATTCAGCAGCTTGAAAACGTTTCAACAGTGCCCCAAAAAATACTATCACTTGAAAGAAGCTAAGGACGTTGTAGACACCCCGCACGAGGCTGCTATGTATGGCAGTCTGGTTCACAAGGCAGCAGAAGATCATGTGCGAGATGGCAAGCCCATCCCGAAGAAGTACTCGTACATGGAGCCGATTGTGGATGCGCTCAAAGACATACCGGGGGACAAGCACTGCGAGCTAGAGCTAGGGATCACAGAGTCACTACAACCCTGCGCATTCCGCGCACCTGACGTATGGTGGCACGGGATCATTGACCTGCTGATTGTTGACGAGGAGAAGAAGACAGCGCACATGGTGGACTACAAGACGGGCAAGAGCGCCCGTTACGCCGACACTAAGCAGTTGGACTACATGGCAGTGGCTGTGTTTGCTCACTTCCCTGCTATCACGAAGATCAAGTCCGCGCTTCTGTTCGTTGTCAGCAATGAGTTTGTAAGAAAGCAGCACGAGATAGAGAACAAGGACCAGTACATCAAGTCGGCTTTGGTGGACATAGACCGACTCAAGCAAGCCAAACAGAACGGCGTGTGGAACCCAATTCAAGGACCACTCTGCAAGTTCTGCCCGGTAAAACAATGTGAGCACAACAGGAGCTAACCATGTACACACGCCCAATCTATGAGACCGAAGCCGACCGAGCCAGAGAAAGGCTGGTGCAACAGCACTTGGTCAGTAAGATAGATTGCTCATTCACTGAAGCGCCCCCGCAGGACAACGTTGATGGCTATCTCGTCAACCACGATGGCACACTCGGCGCTGTAGTAGAGATCAAGATCAGGTCCAACCGGAGCACTACGTACGATACCTACATGCTCAGTGCGTACAAGTGGCGTAACGGGTTGCACAGGGCCAAGATGTTGGGAGTACCATTCTTCCTAGTAGTGAAGTTTGTAGACGGCATCTTCATGACTGTTGTCGAAGACGACTATGAGATTAGAAGCGGTGGCAGGTATGACCGCAACGATTTGATGGACGTAGAGAACTGTGTGTACATCCCCATGAACAAATTCAGACCTGTATAGGAGTCATCATGCCATACGTGAATAAACCCCGCCCGTACAAGAAAGAGTACCAGCAACAGCTGGCGCGTAACGAAGGCCGGTCCCGTCTTGAGCGCCAACGTGCGCGAGAGCAGTTCGATCAGAAGAACGCCGACAGTGACGGAGACGGCACTGCCGACTCCAGAGAAGGCAAAGACCTTGCGCACGTCAAGGCACTAAGCCGAGGCGGTTCCAACAAGCACGGCGTAAAAGTCGAGTCTGCTTCTGGCAATCGGTCGTTCAAGCGTAACTCTAATCATCAGTTGGTATCCGAGCGCAGCAAGCGAGAGCGTAAAAAATGAATTTGTCAGAGTATGACTGGCCGTGCCCCACCGGCATCACACCATTTGCACATCAGAAAGAAACAGCAGCGTTCCTAGCGGCAAAGCCCAAAGCCTTCTGCTTCAACGAGCAAGGCACAGGCAAGACTGCTTCGGTCATTTGGGCAACCGACTACCTGATGAAGCTCAAGCTGCTCAAGCGAGTGCTCGTCATATGCCCTCTGTCCATCATGTCCTCGGCGTGGCAGCAAGACCTGTTTAAGTTCGCAGTTCACCGCAGGGTTGCTGTAGCGTATGGCAGCGCGAACAAGCGCAAAGAGATCATCAGCGGTGATGCCGAGTACGTCATCATCAACTTCGATGGCGTGCAGATATGCAAAGCAGAGATCATCGCCGGAGGCTTTGATCTGATTGTGGTTGACGAAGCATCAGCATACAAGAACGCACAGACCGAACGGTGGAAGACGCTGCGAGATGTGATGCGTCATGTGAAAGGGCTGTGGATGCTCACGGGCACACCCGCTGCTCAGTCACCCACCGATGCGTATGGTTTGGCCAAGCTGATCAACCCCCAAGCTGTGCCGACATTCTTCGGGCAGTTCAAAGACATGGTGATGTACCCCGTGACCAAGTTCAAGTGGGTGCCTAGACCAAACGCGCAGGTGGTGGTGAGTCGTGTCTTGCAACCAGCTATACGGTTTGAGAAGCGTCAGTGCATCGACTTGCCAGATATCACGTACCTGTACCGTGAAGCCCCGATGACCTCGCAGCAGCTCAAGTACTACAAGAAGCTCAAAGAAGATATGCTCATCGAGGCCGCTGGCGAGGAAGTTAGCGCAGTCAATGCAGCAGTCAAGCTCAACAAGCTGCTTCAGATTGCATGCGGGTCGGTCTACACCGACACCAAAGAAGTTGTGGACTTCGATGCAGGTAACAGACTACAAGCACTCAAGGAAGTGATCGACGA